ACATCAACAACGACCGTATGCCTTGCCGTATTGACGTACTGTATGGTTTCAGCACTATTCGTCCTCCGATGGCTTGCCGTCTGTGGGGTTGATCTAACTCATTTAAAAGGAAATTATCATGGCTATCCCATCAGTCGGCGGCGGTTACCAATTTGGTGACGGCAACCTTAATGAAATTGACATTATTTCAATTACGCCCCAAGCAGCAACTACGACCGCAACATTGACTGTGGCGCAAGTCACAAACAATATTTTGGTTGCAACCGCTGGAACGAGCGCAGTTACCTACACTTTGCCCACCGCAGCGTTGCTTGATGCAACACTGACTAACGCAAAGGTTGGGTCTAGTTTTCGGTTGGCAATTGTGAACCTTGGTACATCCAGCGGTGTTGTGACAGTTGCAGCAGGAACTGGCATTACTCTGGTTGGAACGATGACTTTTGCAATCACTGCGGTGGCGTCTACTTCGCCTTCTGGTGGTGGCGAGTTATTGTTCTACAAAACTGGTACTGCTACTTACAACGTGTATCGGATAAGTTAAATGGCAGTCATCTACCTACGTCACCCCGTGCATGGGGCAAAAGTCGCTTGCCTTGAGGCCGAGGCCGTTTATGACGAAAAGAACGGCTGGGTGAGGTTTGATGTAGATGAAGAGCCTGTCACGGTGAATGAAATGAAACGTCCCCGTGGCAGGCCCCGAGTTGAGGTTGTTGAACTAGGAGCGTAGGGTATGACCACATCTGCTGGCGACCAGATAAACGGGGCGTTACGCCTGATTGGGATGTTGGCAGAAGGTGAGACACCTTCCGCAGCTACATCTGAGGATTCACTGACTGCGCTCAATCAGATGATTGATTCTTGGAATACTGAGCGTCTGTCAGTGTTCACCACACAAGATCAAATTTTTACTTGGCCGGTAAGTCAAGCTACACGCACGTTAGGCCCAACAGGTAACTTTGTTGGCAACCGACCTATTCTGATTGATGATTCCACTTACTTTAAAGACACCTCCAACAATCTTTCGTTTGGCGTAAAAATTATCAATCAACAGCAGTACAACGGCATTGCTGTTAAGAACACAACCAGCACCTACCCACAGGTGCTGTATGTCAACATGGGATACCCCGACATTACGATGACGGTCTACCCTGTGCCGAGTAAGACACTTGAGTGGCACATTGTGTCGGTGGAAGAATTGACGCAGCCAGCAGTGCTGGCGACCACGCTGTCCTTTCCTCCAGGCTATCTACGGGCCTTCAGGTTCAACCTAGCCTGTGAGATTGCCGCTGAGTTTGGCGTCGAGCCAAGCCCCCAAGTCTCGCGCATTGCTATGACCTCCAAGCGCAACATCAAGCGCATTAACAACCCTGACGATGTGATGGCAATGCCTTACGGCATAGTCGCCAATCGTCAACGATATAACATTTACAGCAACAATTTTTAGGATAATTTTATGACTACCGTTGCCATCTCTGGTTTACCCGTTGCCACCGTCATCAACGCTGCCGACATTGTTCCTTTTGTCCAATCTGGCACAACCAAAAGCATCAGCAAGACGCTACTGTTCACCAGCCCGACAATTGCTACGCCAACCATGACAGGCCCAATTCTGGGTACGGTGACTTCGGGAAACATCAGCGCTTGTACCAGCACCAGCATGGTGTTGACTACACCTGTATTGGGTACTGTAACCAGCGGCAACATCAGCGCCTGTACCAGCACCAGCATGGTCATGGTTACGCCTGTTCTAGGTGCAGCAACCGCAACCAGCTTGACTGCTGCGGGTAATGTTTTAATTAACAACAGCTCTGGAAAAGCTGGCTATACCACTGGTGCTGGCAGCACTGTTGTTCAAACAGCGTCACGAATAAGCCCAAGCGGTGATGTATTAATTAATCGTCCAACAGGTTCAATTACTTTATTTTCAGCAGCTGGTAGCACCACAGCCGTATCATTTATTGTAAGCAACAACACAGTAACGGCAACGGATGTCATTATTCTGAACCAAAAGTCAGGCACTGATAAATATGACTTAATGGTTACGTCAGTAGCAGCAAACCAGTTTGAAATTACACTCCGCACCACAGGCGGCACAACGGTGGAAACCCCTGTTATTAGCTTTGCTGTTATCAGTGGCGCTGTTTCTTAATGAAATCCCCCATTCTTGGCAGCGCCTATGTTGCCCGTAGCGTCAATGCTGCGGACAACAGATGCGTCAACCTGTTTCCAGAAGCTACCCCAGACGGAGGACAGACAGGCGGGTTTCTAAACCGAGCGCCTGGGCTTGACTTGCTGGTGACGGTTGGGACAGGGCCAATACGGGGCTTGTGGACGTTCAACGGCATTGGCTATGTGGTTAGTGGCACTGAACTCTACAGCCTCACCACGGCCTATGTAGCCACCTTGCGCGGCACGGTAGCGGGTACTGGCCCGGTCAGCATGAGCGATAACGGCACTCAGTTGTTCATTGCAGCCAATGGGCCAGGGTATATCTACAACAGCAGCACATTGGTGTTTGCCCAGATCACAGACGTTGACTTTGCTGGTGCGCTAATCGTTGGCTACTTGGATGGCTACTTTGTTTTCATCCAGCCAAACAGCCAGATATTCTGGCTAACGGAACTGCTGGACGGCTCATCCGTTGACCCACTTGACTTTGCCAGTGCCGAGGGTTCGCCTGATGGTTTGGTCAGCATGATTGTTGACCACGGGCAGATTTGGCTGTTTGGCACTAACTCAGTCGAGGTCTGGTACGACTCTGGCGCTGCCGATTTCCCCATGACCCGCATCCAGGGCGCGTTCAATGAGATTGGCTGCGCTGCGGCCTTCTCTGTTGCCAAGTTGGACAACGGCATCTTCTGGCTAGGCGCGGATGCGCGAGGCCAGGGCATCGTCTACCGGGCTAACGGCTACACCGGCACTCGGGTTAGCACCCATGCCATTGAGTTTGCCATTGCCCAGTACGGCGACATTTCTGACGCCATTGCCTACACCTACCAGCAAGAAGGCCATGCTTTCTACGTCCTGACATTTCCTACCGGCAATGCCACTTGGGTCTACGATGTGTCTACCCAAGCATGGCACGAACGGGCTGGGTTTGACAACGGCCTGTTCATGCGCCACAGGTCAAACTGCCAGATGGCGTTCAACAGCCAAATTGTGGTGGGCGACTACGTTAACGGCAACATCTACGCCTTTGACTTGGATGTGTACGCTGACAACGGCGACATCCAAAAGTGGCTGCGCTCATGGAGGGCGCTGCCAACAGGCCAGAACAACCTCAAGCGCACGGCCCACCATACCTTGCAACTTGACGCTGAAACAGGCGTAGGCTTGGGCGTCACACCAGAGCAGACTGCTGATGGCATCATTACTGAGTTGGCAAATGTCCCAGCAGCTGGGCCAAGCTACCAACTGATTGCTGAGTTTGATTGGGAATATTTGGCAACCGAGTCTGGCCTTGAGATCATTACCGAATCGTCCTTGAGCCTGCCGGGTGAGTACTTAGTGACTTTTGCCTACAGTGGCCCAGACATTGACGGCGCTGATATTGTCACCGAGTCATTCCCAGCCACCCCAGGCTATGACCCGCAAGTCATGCTGCGCTGGAGCGACGATAGCGGTCACACTTGGTCAAGTGAGCATTGGGCCAGCATGGGCCAAATTGGTGAGTACGGCTACCGCACGTTTTGGCGGCGGCTTGGTTCGTCCAGAGATCGGGTCTACGAGGTTAGTGGCACTGACCCGGTAAAGATTGCCATCATGGGCGCTGAGTTGGTGCTAAGTCCAACGTCAAGTTGATATGGCAGACATTACCCAAATCCCTGCGCCTCGGGTAGCGTTTACTCAAGACGGGCAGATTACAACGCAGTGGTTTCGTTGGCTAAACAACGTCTACACCATTACCGGCTCTGGCCTCGGCATCACGCCGGTTATCAATGGCGGCACGGGCCTAGGCACAATTCCGACCAACGGCAAGCTGCTGATTGGTAACGGCACAGGCTATTCGCTCAACACCTTGACGGCTGGCACAGGCATTACTGTGACCAACGGCGCTGGGACGATAACGGTGGCTTCCAGTGGCGTGACAAGTTTCAGCGCCGGGACAACAGGGTTTACGCCCAGCAGCCCAACAACCAGCGCGGTGGTGCTGGCAGGCACATTGGTGATAGCCAACGGCGGCACAGGAGCCACTTCAGCCGCAGCAGCCCGAGCCAACCTGGGTGCTGGCACAGTGACAAGCGTAGGCGGCACTGGTACGGTCAACGGCATCACGCTAACAGGCACGGTTACTACCGCTGGCAACCTAACGCTTGGCGGGGCGCTGAGTGGGGTTAGCTTGACCACGCAAGTCAGTGGTATCCTGCCCATAGCCAATGGCGGGACAGGCACTTCTACGGCTGGCGTTAGCGCCACCATCGTGACTGCTAAACTGACCGCACTCGGCGCAGACGGCAGCATGACTTTTACAAACGGTTTGCTTACGGCGCAGACTCCTGCGACTTAGGTTGGGTAACAAGGAGAACGATTATGGGTTGGGGTCAACTATTAGGTGGTGCAGCAGGCTTTTTTCTTGGTGGCCCGTCTGGTGCGCTTGCTGGCGCCGCTCTTGGCGGCGGTCTTGATGAGGCTACTGGCGGTGGGCAAACCGGCGCTGCGCGTGAGGCGGCGCAGATTGCTAATGCTTCTAGCGACCGTGCTTTGGCGTTGCAACAACGTATGTACGACGAAAGCATTGCTAGGCAGCAACCGTACTATCAGGCTGGCGTCAATGCGCTTCCAGGCTACCTAAAAGGCATAGCCGCAGGCGGCGAGTATGTTCGGCCTTTTTCGATGGCTGATTTTAGAACTGACCCAGGCTATGCGTTTCGGTTGTCAGAAGGCCAAAAGGCACTTGACCGGCAAGCTGCTGCGCGTGGCGGTCTGATTTCTGGTAGCGCTTTAAAAGCCGCCCAACGCTATGGGCAGGAAATGGGTACGCAAGATTATGGTCGAGCGCTCCAAGATTTCTATGGGCGACAAGAAGTTGCGCGAAATGCCGCTGCTGGTGTAGCTGGCTTTGGCCCGACTTCCAATGCACTAGCAGCCACAGCAGGGGAAAGACTTGCAACTGGCTCTGCCCCACTCATTCAAAACCAAGGCTATAACACTGCCAATGCTATGCTGGCTGGGGAACGCGCAAGACAATCGTCCTACGGCGAGATAGGAAAAGCGCTTGGGTCTGGTGGTTTTAATAGCCTAGTCAGTGGTTTCTATGGCCCCGGCCAATACAACCAAAGAATGGGCGTTAACTTTACCGACCCATATAACTACGGTTAAGGACAAATCATGGCACTTAATTTTGGACTTCTTGACCAGGGTGGCCCGACAAATTTCTTTGAGGGCTACTCGCAAGGCCAAGAGAAAATGCAGGCCAATGCAATGGCCCAGCAAAGAGCAGCGCAGGCCCAGCAAGAGTTTGGTATGCGCCAACAGGAGTTTGCCGCTGGTCAGGCTGAGAAGAAACGACTGTCTACCGCAGCCATAGTCACGCAAAAAACACTCGCCGCCCGTGATGCAATACTTAACGCCCGTACTCCAGACCAAGCCCGTGCAATTGAACGAGCGCAACACGCTGACGAATACCTTGGCCCGATTAGGCGACAGTTTGGCAGTTTAGAAGCAGACTTGGCTGATATTCCTGATGAACCCACTGCTTTTGAGCAATGGAAAGAAAAACAAGCTATGGGGGCAACAGAGTTTTTAAAACGACAAGCGAGTAACCGAGAGTTTGCCGCTGCTATAGACGGCGCTCCTGCCCGTGCTGCGCCTACGCCTATGGCTGCTGCGCCTGCTCCTGCGCCTGCGCCTATGGCTGCTGCTGTTTCTGCCCCAGCAGCGGCTGCGCCTATGTTACCGCCTTCAGCACCAAGAATATATAAAGTTGGCGATACCTATCCGTACACTTACACTGATCCAATTAATCCCAAATATGGCGAATCAGAAACACGCACAGTTACCCAAGCAGACTTAGATCAGTTAAAAAATTACCGTGGGCCTCAAGTTCAATTGCCTTCTGATTTGACAGCAATGCCAGCGCCCGTAGCTAACGCAATGGTTCCGCAAGCACCAGCGCCTGTAGCCAATGCAATGGCTCCTGCACCAGCACCAGCACCAGCGGCTGCGCCACCTCAAACGCAATTACAAAGTTTGGTAGATCAATACGAAAGATTTTCCAGAAAACCAAACCCAGATAAAAGGGATGAGAATCGCATAAAGTTTCTCACGGAAGAAATAGCTAGGGCAAGCAAAAGAAACTTATACACTGTGGCTGGCGTTGGACTCGTTGATGCAGACACAAATAAAATAGTGTACGCATCCCAAGAAAAAGGAACTGTACTATCACAACTTCAAACTGACTTAGCTGCGGCAACTGACCCTAAAGTACGCAAAGAAATTCAAACTAGGATCAACAAAGAGATTAGTCATCAACCAGCGACTAATGTTACGGTTAGCACAGAAAAAACATACGGTGGAAAATTAGCCGATAAATTAGCTGATAGAGATGATGCTAAATTAGGGGCGGCTGAAAAAGCACCTCAATTAGCAGAAAGCGCCAATAGGATTATT